GCCCGGGTAGGCGCCGGCGTGGGCGCATTGGTGCTTTTGAAATACTGCGTAGCTTGCTGTGCAGCTTGTTTGGCTATAGCTCGAGCCAAAGCGGTCGTCATCGCGGCACTACCAGAATTGGTGGAGGTGCGGCGTGTTGAAAGTTGGTTTGGAGGAGTCATGTTTCTAGCAGTTGTGTTAGTTTTGGAGAGCTTGAAATTTAAATCAACACCCGGCATGCCCATCATGCCGGATCAAGTTCCGTCTTTCGTTCCTCAACCCTGCGACTGCCTGCGCCCTAACGCAGGGGTAGTCTCAGCGCGGCGATGGGCGTGGCGCTGGGGTCGAGTAGTGCCATTACTGACACGGTGTGCAGGGATTTCCCCCCGTGGGGGCTGCGTATACCGTGCAGCTCGCGCATTGGTGTGCGCAAGTGTGGCAGGTGATTTCTTTCTTTCGGGTCGGACCACAGGTGGTGGTGGCAAAGACGTGGTGGAGCGTTCGAGGAGTGGCTCACGGGTAGTGCCGTCGACAACAATGGGCAGGTCAACGGGCACAAGTTCGGGCTCGGGCATAATGCAAGGTGGATTGAGCAAGTCAGCCAAGCACCGAGCACGCTCAGCAAATTGGACCAGGCGTGAGGGGTCAGCATTAGGTAAGACCCGAAACGCTTCATCAATCATCCACTGAGCAGGGACATTAGGGTAATGCACTCGTCGCTCAACAAAGCCAGTGTACGAGCGAATGGTCTTGGCGTGGCGGCTAACAGGCATGCCACCACCCCAGAAGCAAACGCGACTAATATACTGGCCAATAATGGGCGTATGCGTATCAGAGTGCAAAAACCCGCGAGCCTTCTCCAAGAGCTTCTGTTCGGGCGTGACGTCGGCAGGAAGCGGCGTCGTCAGGTGAAATTTGGTAAGCTGACGAGGCAGATCGCACATGCTATTGGTGTCGCCGGTCCACACGTCAGGGCCATAAGTACGGGCAAGAAACTGTATGCCCATAGAGCCATGCCGAATGGGCTCCGCTTTAATGCGCAGTCCAGTGGACTCAGCAGCCTTTTCAATAGCACTGTCGGCGACATCCGGAACAAGACCATCGTCACCGCCGAAAAAGGCACGCAACAAATGTTCCCATGACTCTATGGGTGTATAGTGCATACGGCGATAAGCGAGGTAAGCGGTAAAGGCATTGACGAGAGTGTTGAAATTGGACGTCTCAGGGGAACCGGAGAGACGCGAAAACAAGGTCTCATACTTGACGCCAGCCGAAGTGCGCGCATTCTGGTGATGCTGTGAACGCTGCACCCGAAGCATGTCGACATGAAAAACCGTAGCAAACAATCGACACGTGTAAGCCTCCTCCAAC